AACCCCTTTTTCAAAACCAGGCTTGGAATGTTATAGACATGGAAGCTCGTGGTGGAGGTAAGTCATACAACATGGCTAATGCCATTGTACTACACACGTTCTTAATGGACGGTATGTATGATTACGATGAGTACAGACTTAACATAGAAAATGAAACACCATCTAAGGCTGAGGTTTTAGTAGGTGCTATAGATAAGAAATATACAGCAGGATTGTTAGATAAGGTGAGCTTATCTATTGAGAACATGGAGGGTCGTCAGACAATCCAGGGTGTAATACACAGATCTCCCTTGTATAAGAATACTACAGGTAGTTGGAACAGCGGTAAAGGAACTGTGGTAAATCTTTACGAAGAGAAGATAGGCAACGAGTGGGTTATTAAAGGTAGCGGTTCTAAGATACATAACAGATCTTTTGCTGATAACCCTTTTGCGGCCAATGGTACAAGACCTGCCGTTAGTATCATAGACGAGGTTGGTTTCTTCAACATACTTGAAGAGGCGCTTGGTGCTATGAAAGATATTACATACAACGGTGCCATGAAATTTGGTACCATCTACATGGCCGGTACAGGTGGGGAGAATGATGCGCAATCTGTATCTCAGGTTAAGAATGTATTTAATAACCCTGCTCAGTATGACTGTCTATCTTTCGATAACATCTGGGAAGAGTCTTCTAGTATAGGAATGTTTGTTCCTTATCAGATGACACTTAACGACTTTAAGAACGAAGAAGGTGTTACAGATGTAGCTCTTGCTGATAAGTTCGTAGAGCGTAAAAGATCTAAACTTAATCAAGGTCGATCTAAGAGGGCGCTATATGATGAGATGATGAACAATCCCACTAAGCCTTCAGAGATATTTTTATCTAAGAATGCTAACGTGTTTCCTGTTGCTGACTTGAAAGATCATCTAGATTACCTTAAGGCTAATCAGACAAAACCTGAACTAGTAGGTCAGAACGGAACCTTTGGTTTAGAAGTTGATGCTTCAGGTAATGCTAAAGTTAAGTGGAAACCTGATCTTACAAACTCAATGAAGCCTTGCTTCTATCCAATGGGTAAGTCAGATGATACTACAGGTTGCTGGGTTATATGGGAACACCCCACTGAGATAGATGGTGAGATCCCTCATGGTTTATACATATCAGGAACTGACCCTTATGATCAAGACAAGGCACCTAACTCTGTATCGTTAGGATCTACTTTTATATACAAGACTTACATAGGTCCTGATGAGACACATGATATAATTGTTGCGGAGTATACTGCCAGACCAGCTACTGCCAATGAGCATCATGAGCAAGTAAGACGTGGATTACTCTATTTCAACGCTCGTAATCTATACGAGAATGAAAGAAACACAATGAAGATGCACTTTGAGCATAAAAATTCCTTATATTTGCTAACGAAAACACCAACAATGCTGAAGGCTTCAGCTAACTCAAACGTACAAAGGGGTTATGGTACTCACATGACGGTAGGTATTAAGGATGAGATTGAGATATATGCTCGTGATCACCTTATAGCACCTAGAGATAGTGAGTCATTAAACCTCCATGGTATTAAGAGTATCCCATTGTTAGAAGAGTTGATAGCCTATAACCGAGAAGGTAACTTCGATAGGGTTATTGCGTTCATGTTGGTTGTTGTACATAAGTTGATGAACTACCGAGTAAAGGTTGAAGCCATTAAGACTAAAGCTTTACTTGAGGATCCGTTCTTCAAAAGGTTCGCAGAAGGTAAATTCTATAAATAATGAAGCAACATACAACACTATACGCCCTGCCAAGTCAAAAGCTATCTCTTAAGATGAAAACTAAGAGTTGGGGTGAAGACTGTGTTAGGAGTATTGCAAATATGGGAGATGGTATGAGTTCTAATGGTAGAACTTCTCAGGCTCGCAAGAAAATAAACTATGATCTGGTAAACTCTATCTTTGATAAGAAGGATTTATCTTATGTGTTAGATCCATATGGAGCTGGTGTTGAGGCATCTCAACCGGCCCAGATGCGAGATATTAACCTAATCGTCAACAAGATTTCCCTTTTAAAAGGTGAAGAGATAGCAAGACCTTTCAACTTTCAAGTAGTAGCGACTAACGGTGGTGCCGTTACGGCCAAGGACAAGAAGGTTCAAGAGATGCTCCTCAACATAGCTATGAATGAGTTAGCTAAGGTGATGGGTGTGTCATTAGAACCTCAAGTTAACCCTGAGACAGGTGAACAGATGCCTGTTACTTTTGAAGAAGTTGAGAAGTATAAGAACTACTCAATGAAGGATATCAGAGAGACTTGGTGTAATCAGATACTAAAGTATCTCACATACAAAGAAACTCTACCTCTTGTTTTTAATAGCGGATGGGAGCATGCTCTTATCTCAGCTGAAGAAGTTTACTATATAGGTATTGTCAACGGTCAACCTAAGGTTAGAGTTTGTAATCCTCTTAACATACGCTTCGATCGTAATCCTGACAATCCTAACATTGAAGATGGCGACTGGTTCTGCGAAGAGAGATGGATGACTCAAGGTCAGATACTAGATGAGTATGGGTCTATGATGACTGAGGAAGAACTTGCTAAGTTAGACTCAGGTTCGATTAGACAAGGGTTGACCAACTCAATGCAACCAGGGTTTGCTTATGATAAGCAGTCTATTGATGCATATGAGAATGGGTTCTTTGGTAAAGGAGGTACTTCTAGCTCTCATTATATTATAAGACACACAACTTGGGCCTCTTGGAAGAAAATAGGATTCCTATCTTACCCTGATAACAACGGTGAGATGCAGGAAAACATCATAGACGATGACAGCTTTAAGCTTTCACCTGAGATGAAGATGCAAGGTATGACTCTTGAGTGGCAATGGGTTAAGGAGTACTGGCAAGGAACAATGATTGGTGCTGACATTATAGTAGGTGTTGGACCTGTCCCTAATCAGCAAAGATCTAATGACAACCCTCATGAAGTTAAGATGCAGTATGTAGGCTCTGTTTATAACGGAACTAACTCTGTTCAGACTTCAGTTGTTGACTTGATCAAACCTCATCAGTACTTGTATAACATTATCTGGTTCAGATTAGAGTCAGAAATAGCTAAAGCTAAAGGTAAGAAGTTTGTAATGGACATGGCTGCCATACCTAAGAGTCAGGGTATTGACATGGAGAAATGGATTAACTTTTTCGACAACGTAGGTATTGCTTTCATCAACTCTCACGAAGAAGGTCATGGTAGTGCTGCAGGACAAGTATCGACGTTCAATCAGTATCAAGCAATAGATATGTCCATCTCTCAGAGTATTGGTCAGTATATTAACATACTAGGGAAGATCGAAAGTCTCGTAGATAGAATGATAGGTATTGGAGGACAGAGAGAAGGAGGTTCTACTGCACATGAGACAGCTCACGGTGTTGGAGTATCTCAGACTCAAAGTGCTTACATAACAGAACATTTGTTTTATCGTCACAATGACGTTAAGAGAAGAGTTCTTACTTCTTTACTAGAGGCTGCTAAGTTAGCGTATCCTAAGTCTAAGAAAATACATTATTTCACAGATGATGTTGTTCGTAAATCTGTTGAGGTTGATATGGAGAAGTTAAGTGATAGTGATTACGATCTATTCGTATCTAACTCTAGTCAAGATAATGCTATCATGCTTAAACTTGATAATCTTGCTCAGATGGCATTGAGTGCAGATAAAGTTGCTCTAAGTGATATTGTTAAAATATATAGATCTAACTCATCTCATGAGATAGAGAAGAACTTAGTAGCAGCAGAAGAGCTTAGACAACAACAAGCTCAACAGTCTCAGCAATCTCAGCAACAAGCTGATCAAGCAGCACAACAAGCAGAGCTTCAAGCTAAAGCTGAAGAGAGAGCATTTAAAGCTGAAGAAAATAGATTAGACAGAGAGAATAAGCTGCAGGTTGCTACAATAGCAAGTATGCAACATGACGCAGACGTTGATAACAATGGCATCTTAGACGCTGTAGCTCAGGCAGATTCGTTCACAAGGCACAATGCTCAGCAAGCTAAAGAACGAGAGGCTAACATTAAGCATCAGATAGAGATCAGTAAGCTAGCATCTCAAGTTGATGAGAATGCTAAGGACAGAGCTTTAAAACGACACGAGCTTGAAGTGAAGAAGCAGATCGAAGATAAGAAAGCTGCAACAGCTTTAAAGAATAGAGTTGTTGGGGAATAGTAGATGAAAGAATAGACATTTATACACATAGTCACACTGTAATAGTGTGACTATACACAATCTAAACTAGTTTTACATATGGAAGGGGGAATATTAGACATTTTCGGCATCGCTGAAAGTAACCTTAAGTTTGATGATCTGGATGGGAAGAAAGTTCCTGTTAGTGACTTAGGGGAAGAAGAAGAACAAAAAGAGGTTGACGAAGAGGAAACTAAAGAAGAGGAGGAAGAGGTTAAGGACGAAGAAGTCCCTAACGAAGATGAAGCTTTCATTGCTTCCTTGATCGACGAAGGTTTACTTAACTACGATCCTAATAAGGAGTACGACATGTCTAAAGAAGGCATTAAGGAACTTATTAAAGATACTGTCGAAAGAGAGCGTGAGCTTATCAGAGAGTCAGTAACCGGTACTTTAACATCTAACCCTGAAGCTAAACGTCTATTAGATGTACTTGCTACAGGAGGTTCTGTTGAAGACTATCTTGCTTTAGACAAGCCGTTTGATTTCAATACGGTTGATTTATACACTGAAGATGGTTCTGCTATAGAAGCTAACATGGTTAACTTAATAGAAGACTGGTTAATATCTCAAGGTATGTCTAAAGATGATATAGATGATGAAATAAACTCTTATATCTCAGCAGGATTACTTGAAAAGAAAGCTGTATCTGCTCAGAAAAGCCTTGTAAAATTACAAGAGAAAACCAATGCAGAGAGTGAACGTGAGATTGAAATACGTAAGCAAGAATTTGCTAGACAAAAAGATCTTGAAGCTGCAGAGTTTAAAAACTCTATCCATGCTCGTGAGACTATTGCAGGTTTCAACGTAACAAAAGAAGAGACTAAAAAGCTTCATGAGTTCATAACCAAAGCTGACTCTAAAGGTCAAACAGGCTTTATGAAGAAGGACAATGAAGAGTCAAGATTATTGTATGCTTATCTTACAATGAAAGGTTTTGACAAAACAGCCTTAGAACAAAGCGTTAAGTCAGAAGTGACTCGCAACTTTAAAAAGAAAATAACTCAGTTTAGTGACACCAACTCTAACAACAAACGTTCTTCAGGAGCGACTACTGCGAAAGAGAATGTCTCAATAGCTGATATACCTTGGATTATATAACAATTAACTATGCTAAGTAAATCATCAGGTCTGCCTATGCAGATTACGCAAACTAGAGACTTCTCTGGTTTGACTGAATCGAATCACTTATCTAATGCTTACTTAACAGAGCCTGAGAAAATCGGATCTGTATTAGCTTATGCGTTCGGTAAAAGTGATGATAATGTAATATCTTTATTGACTGGAGGTATCCGTCAAACAAGATTTGTTAACAACAGAGAATATACTTGGGACTTACACGCTCAGTCTGATAAGGCTTATGAGATCAGTGAAGTTATTTCTCAAGGTGCAACTCCAGGTCAATTCGGAGCTCCTGTTAAGTTAGTATTTGCTGATAAAGTATTTGAAGCTACAGATGTTATCTTAGCTGATGATGGTGTTAGTACTTTACGTATCTCAAGAGAGCCAGAGTCTTATGGATCAGGCTGGTTGTACTTTGGTTTCATGATCAAGTCTTCTGCTTCTTTCATTGACCCTTCTTTATTAGAAGCTGGTGCAAGATGGTCTAAAGAGTACTCAGTAGTTGAAGAGTTATCATCTCGTGGTGGTGGACATACTTTCTCTACTCCGTTCAAAATGCGTAACCAGTTAACTACTTTACGTAAGACTTATACAGTATCAAGAGATGCAGCTAAAGCTGTTATGGTTCTTGAGTTGTATCATCCAGACGGAACTCAGTCTACTAAATTATGGACTAAGTTGGAAGAGTGGACTGCACTTTCTAAATGGTACAAAGAATTAGATAACTCTTATATCTACTCTGAGTATAACAAGAACGCTGTAAAAGAGGTTACTTTAAAAGGTGAATCTAAGCGTCCAGTTTATATCGGTGCAGGTTTCAGAGAGCAAATAGACCGTTCTAACAAAAGAGGTTATACCAAACTTACTTATCAGATCTTAGATGAGTTCTTATTAGACTTATCTTATGCTGCTAAGAAATGGGGTGGTCAGTGTAACTTCGTAGGTTTAACTGGTAAAATGGGTATGCGTGAGTTCGATAGAGCTATTACAGAATACAATAACGGAGCTGGTTTCAAAATTACTAATAGTGGTACTTTCATCACAGGAAGTGGTTCTGAGTTAGTATTAGATGGTCACTTTAGAACAGTGCATTTCAACAATGGTGTTTCTCTTACAATGAAAGAGTTCTCTCCATATGATGATATCGTTCGTAATCGTCAGTTACATCCTATCACTCAAAAACCTTTAGAGTCTTACAGAATTACTATCATGAACTTCGGTACTAAAGATGGTAAAGGTAACATTCAAAAAGTTGCTTTACAGGATAGTGAAGACATGATGTGGCATGTATCAGGTTCTACGGATCCTTATGGATTGACTGCTAAGTCTATCTCTACTTCTAAAGCTTCTGGCTTAGATGGTTATGAGGTTCACTTCTTATCTCAATGTGGTATTCAAGTAGGCGATCCAACAACTTGTGGAGAGCTTTATATGAAGTTAGTATAAATAATTAACCCCTCTTGAAAGAGAGGGGTTTACTTAAAAATCAGGGGAAAATGATCGTTACAATAAAACACTACTCCAATTCTACTAAGACTGGAGCATATGACGCTAATGGCGTGTTACAAGTAAAGTATGAAAACTGTTTCGACAAGTTCATACCAGGAATGTCTAGAGTGTCTGGACGTTTAAACACAGGTTTAGATGCTTCTCAAGAAGAGCATTATGAAGGCTTGTTAGGATTAACTAAAGGAGCTCTTTCAAGAGAAGGTTCTTATTGGAATGAGTTTGCTATCACAATACCTTCAAGTGGTATGATACTGAATACTGACAACCCTCTTCACGACTTATATCATACTGTATTAAAAGCCGATCCTTCTGTGTGTCTTACATTAGAAGCTGCAAGATCTTCAAGTAAAGTTGCTTATCTTATGACAAGTGAAGAAGATTTAGCTACAGATAGAAACAAGACTAGAGATATTAAAGCTAAAGCTTATGCTAAATATTTAGCGTTGTCTCAATCGGAGATAGCAGACGTGTTAATGGTAATGGGTAAAAACATCAAAGGTTTATCTATGAATATTGTGTCTGATATGCTTGGTGAAGTTATCGAGAAATCACCGGTATCATTCTTGACTGTGGTTTCAGATCCAGAGTTTACATCTAAAGTGTTTGTGTGTAAGGCCATCACATTAGGTATCATAACAAGACAGACAATGTCTCCAAGTTTCGATCAACCTTTATGGTTCGAGGATACTTCTTTAGGAGATGGGTTAAGCTCAGCTATCAAGTTCTTCAAGGATAAGGCTAACCAGGCTGTTTATCTAGCAATTAAAAAACAAATGGAGTAATGACAGTTAAACAGATGCATAGAGAGTTCAAGATCAGTCTTGACAAGGTAGATTCATCAGCAACAGCTGAGCTATTACCTTCTGAGATAGACTACTATCTTAATGAAGCTACTATGCGTTTTGTTAAGACTAGATACTCGCAGAACAACTTATATAAAAAAGGATTCGAGGAGTCGCAAAAGCGTACAGAAGACTTAAAAGCAATTGTGGTCACACGAAGAATGCAGATCTCCCCTGATCCAGGTCAAAGTTTCGCAGGATGTACTGTTTACAGTGCAAATCCTGCGATCTTATACCTACTCACAGGGACTAATATAGCTGACACTACTTCTAAGTACATGGTCTACTTAAACTCTTCGTTACAATTAAGTAAAGCTGGTTGTAGTTCAATAGTTAATCCAACGCTTGTACAACAAGATGATGTGAAAGCTCTATTAAGAGATCCTTTTAATAAACCAAAAGCAGATAAGCCTTTAATCTTATTTGAAGAAGGTGTTATTAAAATATTAGTACCAACAGGTATTGTTACTGACTGGATTAAGTGTACTTTTGTACGTGAACCAGTTGCTATATACTTAGGTACATATCCTATTAATAATGTAATAGGTAGTTCAGTAAATTGTGACTTAAGTAGTCACACCCATAAAGAGATAGTACAAATAGCTGTAGCGCTTGTAATCGAAAACACTTCTAACCCAAGAGTTCAAACAATAGCAAGTAATATAGCTTCTATAGAATAAACTTATATTTCACTTTAAATACAAACAATCATGTCTAGTTACACTAGAGTAAGAACAGTACATGTAGGAGCTAACGTAGCAGCTTTTGCAAAAGATCAAACATTAGGATTATTATCTGCAGCACCTGCAGGTACAATAGCAGTGTTTAATGAAGAAGGCGTGTCAGTAACAGACGTTGCTACTAACATCTCTAAGATCACCCAAGTAATGATTGGTCAGTCTTTAGGTGGAGGTAATGTAAGACTTTCATCACCTATCCAAATCAACACAGTATCTAACTTCATGTCGGCACCTTATAAGGCTCCAACTGAACAAGTTACTTTTGTAGGTTTTGATGGTACGTCTGGTGATTTACCTGCTAAAGCAAGCACTGATTATAGATTGAGAATCCATATTAAGGACTCTTTAAGAACTCACGGTCAAAGACCTACATTGATTGATGCTAACTACCCAGCAGATGTTGCAGCAACTCAATTCAAGATTGCTAACTATATAGCAAAAGTATTCGACATTAAAGACTTAGGTCATAACTACGCTGAAGATAAAGTTTTATTAGAGCGTGTTTGTGATGGTACTATTGGTGCATCATTAGCATTGGCTTATACTACCACTAATGGTTCTAAGAGCGTTACTGCTACAGCTCACACATGTGCAGTTGGTGATGTTATTAAGTTCGGTGGTGCTTCTGCTCCTACAAATAGTACACCTTACTATGTTGTTGCTTCTGTTAAAGACGCTAACACTATTGTTTTAGATGTTGCTTACAAAGGTGCTACTTTAGTACACGGTGCAGCTAACACTAGAAAAGTAACTGCTATTGGTAAGTGTGGTTTCAAGCTTACTGCTTTATCTCAGAAAGCATTCATTGGTGAAGGTACTAACTCTCCTGTAGATCAGTACACTTACTTAGCTTTTGAAGCTGGTTTTGGAGATGTGTCTTATAATGCAGATCCTTCTGATTATGCTGTTGTTAACAAAGCAGTTAAAGCATATGGTGGAAACGGTTTCTGGAAACAAGTTGCTCAAGACGAAGAAAGCGCTAAAGGTTACTTAGGTGACACTGATAATATCAACTGGTATGCTGATAGAATCAACTCAAATGTAGTTGTTGGAGAGCAGTATAAAGTGATAACTATCGACTCTTTCGATATTCATCCAGGTTCTCTACAAGACACTATGTCTTCTCCTATTAAGACTACTATTTACTTACCTGCAACAAGCGCTAATAACGCTAACGTTATTCAAGCATTGAACACTGTATTTGCTACAGTTGGAGGTATGCCGGTTATTTCATAAGTTTAGTTAGGTTGTTTAGTTTTATTGAAGAGGAGGGAGAAATCTCTCCTCTTTTTTTTATACCTTTGCTGTATGACAAAGGCAGAGATAATATACAATATAAGAAACCTTACATCAGGAGGTATAACCTCCGA